AAATCTCGTCCTCTGGTGTAAGCGACATTATATATATAAGGTAGTTATAGTAAGAGTCGGAACCCGACTTGCTGATAACCCCGTCTTTGTCCACTGCCGTTATGGAGGCATCGAGTCCGACGCTCGACAGTAAGGCTTGCTCGGTGCGTTTGTCGTAGGCAATCAACGCCTCGATATATTCCTTATACTTGAGGTCGATAGTCTCTATCTTCCATTGCTGCTCGTTACCTGATGAGTCCATAAACGAGATAGAGGAATAAGCCTTTCCCTGGTTGTCAGAACCGCTCAAGTAGTCGCCTATCTTACGCAGCTCCAATCGCATATACTCCACAAGCAGCGACTCCCTATATTCCGTGCCGATACTGATACCGTTGTATTTTACCAACTCCTGCTTCTTCGATTTACGGATTTTGTTCTCCTCGCACAACTTCATCAGTTGGTTGCGCTTGCTCGATACCCACGCATTGGGGATAATGATGTGTATCTTGGCTGCGAGCGAGTTACGCAGGAAGGAGTTAATATAGGTTGCGGTCTTGTTGCTACCCTGGATATAGGGGCGTGCGCCTTGGTGGGTTTCGTTCACGCCGTAGAACTCATCGACCGATTTCTCCCGATGGTGGGAAATGGCAGCGTACTGGTAGTTGTCTACTTCTGACAAATTGAACTTAGGATATATCTTGTAGCTACTTGCGCCATAGGTCCACCTGCCCACCGCTATATGGCGAAAGTCGCTGTAACTCATCATCTCGTAGGCTACATCCTGCCGTGTAGTGGCAAGACGGCAGTGTTTGTTCTCCACCGCTTCCAGCCCAGCCACTGGCTGCATCCCCAATCGCTTACCACGGGTGAAACGCCACTTCACGAAGAAGTCGCCAAAATAGTAGAAGTTCTTGATGCAGGTCTTAGCGAAAGCCTGTGCCGATGTTTCCATTCCACGCTCACACCACGTATTGATCCACTCGTCCCACTGGGGCAGCGCAAGGTACTCACGCTTCATCTTGCCACCCTCTATCGTCTGCATATAGGCACATGGACCATGACCGTAGAGCATCTTAATCTCCTTGCTGTATAAGCGTGGCAGCAGACGGTTCTCCTTGATCTCCGCCGTTACTTCGTCGCAGAGTGCGTTGTTCACGCCACGCATACATACTTGATACCCATTGACACTGAGCCACTGGTGTTCGTGCATGACTAACTGTCTGCCCTGCGGTACGAGCAGTCCAGGTGTTTCAAACACCTGCTTGCCCTCGCCTATCTGAAAGGATAGTACGTTGCCGTCCATGATATATGTACCGGCATTGCCGTATAGTTCTATACTGTCTGTCATAACCAATTTATCTTGTGTAGTTTATATCCATCCTGTGGGAAGCCCATATACCTGATGAGTATGCGGTAGCACATCTTTGGCTCTCCATGCTCGTCCTCAAACAGAAAGTAGTTCTCCGAGTCCACGCCAAACCTATCCTGTGGTAGCTGGGTGCGGTACTTGCAATGTGGTTTCACTATGAGCTTATCCCCAGCCACGCCCTGCGACCTCGAATAGGGGAAGAAGCACAGCGTGAAGTCGCCACTGGGGAGCTTGCTAATCTCCCTTGCCCACTGCATCGCATTGATGCCATCCATTTCGATTGCCTTCTTCATCACTTGCGAAATTACGCAATTCCCCTATGGGGGCAAAGGACGGCAAATGGGGGCTGGCGTCATATTTCCGTACTTTTGAGGGGTTGCACCTCAATATCCAAAATCAGCGGTGCGTGCTGATTTCCGTCGCTTGTTTTATTTCGTTTTTGATTTTCAGAACGCAAACCGTTGATTTTCAACAAAGTAACTTTTTGACCTATGTAAATAGCCCTCGTTATTGCCTATTTTTGCCAACTTTTTATGTTGCTTTTGCTACATTATTGGGGCTTAAATGGCTATGTTTTCGGGCAAATCATCGGGATAACTGCTTAATTCTTTCTTGATAAGGTCGGAATAAAGGCCATAAAGCAGGTAAATCATTGCACTTGGGAGCTGCGTCGTTAGCCCTGGTCGCCGTTTCAGTTCCTCCTTCTTCTCCGAGGCTTTGTCAAGCTCTATTTTGCCGTTGGTTTTCTTCAGCGGGCTGATAAGAATCGCACTGCACAGGTTAGGACACTCGTTCTCGTCGATGCGCACCTTTGGGAGCAAGGAAAGTTTCTCGCCAAAGAGTAACTGACAAAGTCGGAACTGCTGCCAGTGGTAAATGGTCGGTGCGCCATCGTTGTAAAGGATAACAGAAAAGCCGTAACTCTCCAAGGCTGCTTTCATCGTGAGCGAGTCGGTGGTTATCTGCTCTAATTCCTCACGTGTCTTGTTACCGGCACGGTCGGGGTAGAGGTGGATAACCTTATTCACGGCATCCGTACCGAAGAAAGAGTACACCTGCTGTGCAAGATTCTGCTGGTCGTCGGGTATGTATGCCCAAAATTCCTTGATGATGTCAAAGCGGTTACCATAGTCTTTCTTCTGTCCCACGATGAGCGACTGGAAGTTGCCCGGGTCGTAGCCCATATAGAGCGGTTCTCGCTTATCGTAGTGTCGCAGGTAGCGTGCCGTGAGCAGGAACTGGTCTTTGAGGTCGAATTTCAGTATCTGGTCGTAGATATAGCTGTCCTTAAACTGATGCCGCTCGTGGTCGTAGGTAGTGAAGAATTTATTGGTTACCTCCTTGTGGCGAATGGCGCAGATAGCCGTGAGGAACTCATCCATATCGAGCGTGTCGAGCTGTGTCTTGAAGAACTTAGGGCCGAGAATATCCTTGTTACAGAACGATGAAGCACGAATATAATAGATGGCATTACGGCGCATATCGGCAAGGCGAGGCTTCCAGCGTGCCACAAAGGCATTGAGCCGCTCGTTCTCCAGTCGTATCTTCTCCATCACGACGGGGTTCTTGGTGTTGCGCAATTCCTGCTGAAGGGTGAACAGCTTGTATAGCGACTGGTTGATGGCAAGAGACACGCTGGCTATCTCCTCGATGAGCTGGCGGTCCATCTTGTTCTCATATTCCTCAAACCAATCGTCCTCACCCAAATCGACACGAGCCGTATCGCTCACACCGGTAACACCCTCGTAATAGGCCGTCCGTCTGATCTCTGCCGAGCCACCACGGAGCGAGGGGAACAGACGCGACTTCAGTTTCTCGCCGCTGTTGTGCTTCATCTCCTCCACAAAGGCGTGAACGGCGTTACGACCTGCCACACTCTCGGGCTGGTCGGAAGACACGAGTTGCAGGTGCGCCCCGTTGCGGAAGATAACCGAGTGCTTGGCGTAGGCTATGGGGTAACGGGGACGACGGAAGTGCGAGGGCAGCTTTGACTCGCCCACCACATAGTCGATGCCATACTCCAGCATTGCCCTCTGCTTGCCGTTCACCATAACGGGGCGAGAGAACGAAGCCTGAATGTTCGGCCATACGTTTGTCATTAGGGCCACGTAGGTCTTATGTACCAGGAATGACAACTCTCCCGGCATATCGTTCGCCACACGGATGAGCCGTGGCACTATCACTCCCTCCGTCTTACCAGTGGCGCGGGCCCACTCGGCATACAGCATATTGGGGTCGATGATGTTCGCCAGCAGCTGCACGTGGTTCATATAGTAATGCTCAAAATCGAGCGTACTGTTCTCGGTTGGTTGTATATCAGTCATTGGGCAGTTCCTCCACTATTTCGGCATCCTGAATATCAGCATCACGCAGCAAGCGTTTCTTTTCCTTGTTCTCGATAGGCAGACCGTCTATGAGCGTAACGTAGAAGCCATCGTTGTGCTTCTTGGCAATTTCCTTGAGGTTCTTCTTCGAGAAGCCAAGTTCCTCGGGGGTTAGCTCAGGAGAAATTAAGAAGAGAACTCCTAAGTCCCTGTCTGCCTCTGCTATCTCTGAAGACCTACGACGGCATTCCAAGGCAGCGTCATAGCACGACTTCATACCCTTATAGTCGCGATTGAGGGCACAGAGTTTAGCAAGATCCTCATACTTGTTGGCAAAGTTGCTTTCCCAA